GAAACTATATTTGCTACTGTAGGATTCGGAAACACCATATTAAATCCCATGGATGTAGATCCAGCTAACGTTGCAAGGATAATGGACGGAATAGTGATTCCTGTATTCAGTCTAGAAAACAACTTTTCTGAACGAGTATGGAGCCAGGAGTAACATAGAGCTACTTCTCCTTCATCTGAAATAATCTTTTCGAGTTGCGAGTTCCATGTTATTTCGTTCTTTGACTCTTCATCCATTGTAAATTATTTGTATTAAATAATGGTGTGGGTCTATGATGATGTAAAGTTAGACCCTGATGAACTGAAAACAGTAGAGTTCATTCGCGAAAGGACAAAGAAAAAGGCACTTGCAGTAAAGACTGTAAAGCTTTTGAACATGTTGAGGTATGCCAACACGCATAAGTTCAAAAATGCTAATCATTTGAGAAACTCCTTTTTCTACGACACAGAACACACAAAACCTTTTTTTACGGAAGAAACCGCGGAAATTATGTTTAATTCATGTCATAAAAAGGGAGGATATTCTCAAACACATCCTGTGACAGACGAATTAGTTAGAAATGGAATAACTTACATTCAATCGTTTCTTCCTGAAACTGTAAGTAATACTTCAAATGATATTTACGGTATAATAACTGGACCAGCTGTTACTATTGAAAAGTCTTTACCTTTAGTAAGAACAATATCAAATGCGTTAAAAGCCACAGCCAAAGTCGGAGAATCTACTGTTGAAACAGCCGCTGCAGATATAGGTGGTCCAGTAGGAGAAGGTATGGTTGCTCTTCCTGTAGCGTTTGTTGGATTATCTACTGCTTTTGCGGCATTTCTAGAAGACGATTTAGGAGGAGCAGCTGCTCAAATAGCGCAGGCAACTCCATTTATTGGTCCTACATTGAGCACAATCATTTCAACTATTGAAGAAAACTTCAAAGGAGGAAAGAGGTTTTCAACATACAAGAATAAAAGATATAAATGGCGGAAGAAAACGAAGCGAATAAGATCCGTGAAATATTAAGAGAATGGGTTTCATTGGACGACGAAGAACGCAGACTTAAACAAGAAATCAAGAAAATTCGTGAAAGAAAAACCGCTAATTCAGAAAACATATTGAAGTTCATGCGCGACAACGAAGTGGATAACTTTGCATTAGAAGGAAATGGAGTTGGTAAACTAAGTCGTTCAGTCCGAACATCCCGTCCTCCTTTGAGACGTGAAACAATAAGAACACAATTACTTATTCAATTTGCTGATCAGCCACAACGAGTTGCAGAAGCTCTTCGCCAAATTGAAGGCATTGAAGAAGGCGATGATATGACTTCAACAACCGGAACAGTCCGTGAAGTCTTACATAGATCTCTTCCACGTCAAAAAAAGACAATGGTCATGTAAAAATGTAATTTATTTCATTTTTTTATTTCGTAAATCGTGCAATCGCTTCTTTCGCAGCTAATTGCTCGGCCTGTTTCTTTGTAGGAGCAGTTCCTATTCCCAATTGCGTACCATCATCATCCACTGCTGCCATTGTAAACATATTGGTAGCAGCCGATATAACTTCGTATTTTGGTGTTCTGTGGAACTTTGCTTGAATAAGTTTCTGCAATTGTTCCTTAAAATTACGATTATTCAGAAGGATCTTCGGAATATCGATATACAATTCAATCAGACAAACTACAAAGTCATATATAATTTTGAAATTTTTATTGCAATCAGTCCATAAGGCTCCGATAAATGCTTCTAAAATATCGCCAAGCTTTTTAGTGTTTGTACGACCAGAACACATATCTTGATTGTGTCTGGAAATAACATAATACTTGTCTAGACCAATTTTTTGACTAAGTGTTCCTAAGGTTTCGTTACACACAATTTCTTTTTTCAAATCTGTCATAAATCCTTCATTTTCTTGTGGGTATCGTTCCATCAAGTAAGTTGAAACGCATGCTCCTAAAATAGAATCGCCTAAATGTTCTAATCTCTCATAAGATTCTTCAAACAAACCTAAACATTCTGTAGGTTTATCGACTAACTTCATTTTGTCACCGTTTGGAGTTACATACTCTGCACGTTTTACGTAAGATGAATGTACCATTGCGGTTTGGTAATGTTTTGTTTCTTGGACCCTGAAATCGCAATTGTGTTTATTAAGAATCGCTTGAATATCCGTTCGGGTAAACAAGCGATTTTCTGGATTGTAGGGGTTATATGTTTCTTGAAACGCAGGCATCTTTCTTAATACTTACTCTTTTTCTTTCTTAAAGTTCGTTTTCCACGACGAGATCTACCTGCAGTTCTTGGGTAAAATGTATCCACAAAACTATAAGCACTGGTTCCCAATGAAGAACGAACGACCTTATCTAGTTTCATCCAATTAGTATGAAAAAGAGCAGCTTCGTCTGGATGTTGAGCCTTCAAAGCAGTCAATGTTGAACGCAAGTTTGCTTCAATTTGAGGTTCATATCTTTCAACAAGCATAGGAATTTGTCTCAATACTTGTTGGCGAGCCACATTTAACAACGACGACATTTAATTTTATAAAAGATGTTATTCCGGAACCGTGCGTGTCAAATTAAATTCAGTAGCCACTAAATCCTGCTTGCGTTTTTGGATAATGAAGTTTGTCAATCCGTCTGCATTAGGACTTGGATTGTCCTGAAAATACGCACTGATTAATATCATTAATTCTTTTTGGGACAACGACCATGGTTTTGAGTATTCACCTGGTCTCTGAATTTGAATAGTAGATCCGTCTTCTTCCAACTTCATCTTACGAAAAGAGTCAAACGAAGGACTCTTGATAATTTCTGTTATTTCCATTTCTACTGCCTTTCTAGCATCGCGCTTATCATACACCACTTTATTTAACTGACGCAATTCGTCATCTAATTCGCGGTATTCTTTTATACGTTTCTTGAGTTCGAGTAAAGCTTCCGACATTTTATGCTGTTTATCCTCAATATAAAGATTATCCGTTTTCAATTATAATGTATTTCGATGCAAAAGAAATAGAAAACTTGCGCCAAGTTTACAATAAAGAGAACGCAAGTGAGGCTCCTATTCCTAAAGGAGATGCAGATAAAGTATGGAAAACCATCCAGTACCGTTTACGCGACAAGTGCGACGACGGAGCTACAGAATGCATTATCGTTTCAATGCTTAATAAACCCAAAGGTCCATCAACGTGGAAAACCAATCCCGAAGAATGGTTGTCTTCGGTGAACATTGACGAACTGGAACGTAAATTCCAGGAGATATTTCCGAGATACCTTTACCTTGGAACAATTCCCATAGATTTTGGTAAACATTCAAAAACGGGTCAATGTTTAGTTAGTTCTTTGTGTTCCATGGACATTCGGACCATATACAAAAAAGGATTCAACCAAATAGGTATTGTTTTTAATACAGACGTAAGCACTGGTCCTGGTCAACACTGGATTGCATTGTTTTGCGATATAAGACCTGAACTCGAAAACCCAAGGATCACTTACTTTGATTCGTATGCACACAAACCCGAGAAGGAAATCCAACTCTTAATGAAACGATGGAAAGAGCAATGGGACTCAACGAAGATCCATGCTAAACCAATGGAAGTCACATACAACAAAACTCGTCATCAATACGAAGATTCAGAATGTGGAATGTACTGCTTGTATTTCCACTTATGTTGTTTAGTGGGTATATCCATGAAAGACCGTATTCCAGATAAAGTTGTGCGCGGATTTCGTAGTTTATTATTCAAATTATAAGTCAATGAAGTTCAGAGGATACATGATAGCTGTTGGTGGGTTATTGATTTTAGGAGCTATATGTTATGCTTTCTTTGCATCCATTAATTCGTGGCGTAAATTATAATGGAGTGGTTTGAACAACTCATTATAATTGTATTAGCTCTTGTAATTGTATTCACTATAGCGTTTATAGTTTACAATTTGGTTTCTCCTTCGGAAACGAAAGCAATTGTAGCAGCTACCCCTCTTTTTGATTCATACAAAACGGTGATGAAATTAGCACCTTTAGGATGTCCTGTTACACCTGCATACCGTTTATGCGACTACTACGTAGCATCTTCTGCTTACTCTTTATTTCCAGGTTCTAAATTGTACGATTACATTACCGACGGAGTTATTCCCATGCTGATGCCTGCAGGACCAAGATTAGTAGAACTTGATATTTACGCAGACGAAAACGATAAACCAGTTGTAGGATTGAAGAACCAGAAGTTAGGTGTAGATTACGCTTACAATACAATTTCATTTGAAGCATGTTGCGTAGCAATAAACAACAATGCATTTAATTCAGTTGTGTGTCCCGTTTCGAGCGATCCTTTCATGCTGAGCTTGGTGTTCCATACAGATAAAACAACGGTAATTAATGCAGCTGCCCAAATTTTGAAAGATACATGTAGTTCGCGCTTACTTGACTCTTCGTTCAGTTACCAACGCAAGAACGTAGCTGTTGAGCCAGTATGTAATCTCCAAAACAAAATGATCATTTTATCCGGAGGAGCAATGAAAGGTACAAAGATGGAAGAATTGGTGAACTTATCTTGGTCAAGTTCAAGTTTAAGAAGATTGACTTATACTCAAGCCTCTCAAACACATGACAATACTGAACTCATAAACTTCAATCGCGATAATATTACGATGGTAGTTCCGGATATATCTGATGACTTAACAAACGTGAATCCTCAAATCTTGTTTTCTTACGGATGCCAATGGATTTTAATGAATTATGGGTCTACAGATAGTGCAATGGAGACCTATATTGGAGAGTTCCAGGAAGCAAGTTACGTGCTGAAACCCGAAGCCCTGCGTGCGTTGGCTGTTAAACAATACGCCAGTCCTACAATGCCTGATCCAGCTGTGTCTTTCCAACCAATGCAAAAGACAAGTCCTATCTACAACATAACAGTATAAAATGTCTAAATAAAATAAATGTACAGCGTCACTAAATTACATAGCCGTATATCAACTGAGATGTCTCGTAACCGTCGTAGCTCAGTTGCTGATGTAATTGACGAAGTTTTTAACATTGATGTGCCTGTAGTTGAAGAACAACCAGTAGTTGAAGATCAACCAGTAGTTGAAGAACCGGTAGCCGAAGAAACACCAGCAGTTACTGAACCGGTTACTGAAGAAACACCAGCAGCTACTGAACCAGTAGTTGAAGAAACACCAGTAGTTGAAGAAACACCAGTAGTTACTGAACCGGTTACTGAAGAAACATCAGCAGTTACTGAACCGGTTACTGAAGAAACATCAGCAGTTACTGAACCAGTAGTTGAAGACCAACCAGTAGTTGAAGAAACACCAGTAGTTACTGAACCGGTAGCCGAAGAAACACCAGCAGTTACTGAACCGGTAGCCGAAGAAACACCAACAGTTACTGAACCAGTTACTGAAGAAATACCAGTAGTTACTGAACCGGTGGCCGAAGAAACACCAACAGTTACTGAACCAGTTACTGAAGACCAACCAGTAGTTGAAGAACCGGTAGCCGAAGAAACACCAGCAGTTACTGAACCGGTAGCCGAAGAAACACCAGCCCCAACAACAAGTCCAGTTTCAGAAACTGCCGAAGTCCCACTATGTCCAAAATGTGGAAAACCTTGTCCATTCTGCACTGCGTAAAAAATGTGGCATATGAGTATAAAATGGCAGGTAAATGGTTGGCACATGTCAAGAAGACAATGAAGAAGATGGCAGGACAAAAGAAGTCCAT